CCAAGGGTAATAGTACCTGTTCCTGTAGTAGACGTATTTACTTTTACACGATTTGCAAACTTAATTGTCATAGATAGGTATCCTTAAAGTATCTTATGCAATACGAATTACTGCCGTACCTGCTGCTGCCGCAGGAAACTCAATAGTTAAATCACCTGCTGTTGCACTAACTGTACCACCAAAGTCAATAACTGCTATTGCTTTGTTAGCCTGTGCAGTATTATAAATAATACAACCATCTGTAGAGATAGTTACATTTTGAAATACCTCATCAGTAAAGTCAACAATAGCTGTGCTACCAGCTAAAGTAATAGCAGCGCCATCTAGTACTTGACCACCTGCAGTGTAATTTGTTCCTGATGCTTCGTCGGAGTTACCAGTAACATTTGAGTAGTTAGTAGTAGCTGCACCATAAGTACCTGATGGTGAAGCTTTAATTAGAGCCAATTTTAGTGAGTGAGTATCAAGATCGTGAACACCGCCAAGTAGCTCTTGCTTAAACGTGTTGCACATTGCTGTAGTAATTGCCATTTGAAGATGTCCTTTATATGCAAATAAAGATAGGCCACAGTTAAGCAGCCTATCTCTGTAAGTGTATTATCAGGCGATATTATATTTCGCTGATACCAGAGCTTCTGGACGAAGGATCTTGCGACCGTAAAGGTGCATCCCACGCACAATATCTGCAAATGAGTCTGGGTCACGATAAGTCTCAGTTTTGTTGATCTGCTCTGCAGATGCAACGGCTGAGTCGTGTCCAGCACAGATAACTCCAAAGTTAGCGTTCTGGTTTGCGGAACCTGAAGTTCCTGCACCAGTACCAACTGCTGGCAAGTTTGAAGTTACGTAGACGCGGAAGCCATGAAAGTTATTCAGAACCATACCGTTCTGTAACCCTGAACCACCAAAGTCTGCATTCAACAAACGTGAGTCTTCATCGCGCAAGACTTCCATCATTACGGGATCAATAACCAACCAGCGACCTTGTGAGTCAACTTGCTGTTGATCCAGCAAACGTGCCATACGCGATACAATCATCGCAGGAGACACAGTTGCTGTTGGCAATGCTGTAGCGCCAGAAAGACGTGCAGCTACTGGGATTGAATGGTCACCAGCAGAAGATGTAGTGATGTTACCAAAGTCACCTTTTTTCAGCTTATTAACTGCGAGCAACTCGTCTGTACCAGCCGCTGAGTTAGCTTTGGTTCCGTTGATAACGTTGTTTACAGTATCAGCAGATTCATCTTCCAAGATGTTACCAGTTGCACCAGCAGCAGGTGTTTGCTTATAACCAGCCATGTAACCAAGTACATCTTTGTCAAACTGGTCAGCCAAACGATAGGCTGCGCGATCTGACGCAAGACTTTGGAAGTTGACATGGGAATGAGCATCCTCAATATCATCGACTTTGAAGGCAAAATAATTGGCTTTGTCGATATTAAGACTAAAGTCAGAGTCAATCAAATTTTGTGCGGCAACAGTTGTACCACGCAGATAAGGTTTAACTTCTACTTCAGGCTCTTTAACGATTTTCACGCTATCGCCCATGTTGGCAATCTCGCCAAAATAGTCGTTGTTAGTAATTGCTTCACAGATAGCAGACTTGCGGAATGCAAGTTGTACCTGTTTGCTGTAGATTACTGGTGACCAAACCCCATTGGGAAGGTTACCATATCCACTCGCTGATCCAAATGCCATTGTTTATTCCTTTCGCATTATTGGTTCCAAGATACAAACTAAAACAATTTCAAGTTTAGAGGCTAACATACTGGGTGCATTGTTTACAAGAGTGGCCGCTCCTATATGCAATGGGCCAATAGAGATTAGGTAGTTCCGTAAGAGTATTGCTGTTTGTGAATAGTAAAGTTTAATTTAGTATAGAGTAGGTTGCTATTTAATAGGGCTACCCTATACTAAAGGATTGTACATATAGTTATACCATAGTTTTTCTACATGTCAATAGCTTAACGAGCATTTCCTGAAATATCATAAATAAATTTTCCAGTACGAATAGATTCCATAATATCATCCGCATACTTCTCGTATTCTTGTGGAGACATTTTATTTACCTGAGATTCCTTTAGGTAGTTACTTGTCTCATCAGTTTCTGGGCGAGTACGTGTAGATTTAGTTCCTACTGATCTCGCCGCATCTTTGTCAGTATTTTTACTTTTAGTTTTTGCAATGCCTCTATCGCTTTTATATAAGTCGATAGCACGAGAAGCTGAACGAGCATCTTCAGTGTTTTCATACAAAGCGTCTTGAACCCACTTAGGCTGCTCTTCAGCCCATTCGTGGAAGTCATCGCTGTCACGTATTGTGCCAAAGTCAGGGTGAAGTCGCATAAGCTCTGCTTCAGCCTTTTCACGTGTGGCCTCATATCGCATTTCATCAATAGCTTTAACACGATCTTCTAATTCCTTTGACTGTTCTCTTGCCTTTTTAATTGCAATAGTTTCTACGATAGCTGCTACATCAGGATATTCTGCTGCCCACTTATCTAAGTCCTCATCACTAGTAGGTAGTTTAATTCCTTGTGCTGCAGATTCGTTAAGTTGTTCTTCTAGTTTTTTAATTCGATCTTCGTAGCTACGTTCTTTTTCTTGAGTATGTCTACGTAAATCACCATAACGTTTTTTAAAACTACGCTCTTCTGCTGTTTCAGGTACTTGCTCTTCCTTTTGCACTCCCTGTTCTTTTACAGACTCATCTTGTTCGTCCATTAATTTTTGCAGTTCTTCTTCTTCTAACTTTCGTTTATCTTCGTTTGAGTACTTGCGATTTGCAAATGCTACTTTTTTTGGCGCTTCCATTTCGCCAGCCATTATTGTATCGTCCATTTATTTACTTTCTTTTCTGGGGCCACCGTAGCCTAGTGTTGTTGTTAGGGGGATGAGTAGCCAGACAAATGTAACAGATTACTTACGTGCTGTTACTTACCACGTTTCTTCATTAAACCTCCATGTGCTTTACCACCGCCCCCTCCACGTTTGGGTTTATCTGGTTTGTTAGGATTATTATCTTGTGCAGGGCCACCTGATGGACGTGATGGCGGTTTAACAGAAGTTTTAGGTGCAGCAGATCCAATTCTAGTTGCTGTTCCTGTTTTAGCTAATGTTTCAGAAAAACTACTTCTGTCATCTCTATCATTATTTGAAACCGTTGAAGTAGAAGGTGCTGTAGTTGTTGTAGGTGATCTACCGCTACCTGTAGCTGATACAGGTGTTAGTGATCCTGCGCGTCTTGTTGGCTTACTTACTGGGCCTGTTTCACTTAATACAGTTCCAGTTAATCCTGTTTCAGGTATAGCACTCTTATTCATAACTGCATTTTTAACTTTATCCATTAAGCCTAAACTAGCCATTTTAGATTGCTGTGCAACTAGCTCTTTACCTTTATTTATAAGATCACTTTCGTAAGCTGCTCTAGTTTGTCTATCTATATCACCTACATTTGTTTGTAGCTCAGTAGGAGTAGGTACTACAGTAGGAGGTTGCATTGCTATTTTTCCTAATGTTGTTATAGGAGTACCAGCATCTTTAATCGTACCTGACATACCTGTTAATCTATTGTCAACAGGAACTTGAGTCGTAGGATCTTGCTGCATAGCAGGTATTTCTTGTAATATTTTTTCTACAGCAGCAGAACCTTGTTCGCCTGTAACTGGAACTTTATCTTCTTTAGGTATTCCTAAAGCTTCTTTTTCTTCTGCAGACATATAATCTTCAATAGAAAGTTCAAAAGGAGTTTGCTTTGAAGTTGCAATTAAGCTTGGTGATAAAGGAATAGCACTACTATCTACAGGTGTAACATCTTTAGGTGGCGTTTCTACTTTATTTAATTTAGTTGCAGTATTTGTAACAGCAGCTTGCTGCTCTCCTGTTAGCCCTAAAGACTCAGCTATTGATCCTATAACTGCACCAATAATACTAGTACGTTCTTTTTTACCTAATAGTTTTTCTTTAGCACTACGTAATGCTGCTACTTGTCCAGGTACTGTAGTTTTCTTTGCTTGTTCTATACGAGCATCTATATGTTTTAGCGCTTCTTTTTTATTATATTTATTAGCTGCATATGCTAAGCCACCTATTAATGGACCGCCTAAAACACTGGCTACACCTGCTACAATATTTGGTGTAGCACCACTAATAGTTTCTATTTCTTTAATATACATATCTAATGGAGCATCTGCCCACCCACCTGCTTCAACAAATGGATTTTTAGGTGCGGGTTCATCTGATCCACCACCACCACTACTCGCGGGTGCTGCAGGTTGCGTGGGTATGGGTTGACCTGTAAATAATACATAACCATCAGGTATGGTGTCAAGAGGTTTATCGCCTTGGAACCTAATATTTATTTTATTACCAGCTTCATTAATATATACTTTATTTTCAATAGGAACATCTGCAGGAGATACAGGCCACTGAATACCACCAATAGCAAAGTTATTCTCTTCGCTATCGTCCTCACCTTCTACAATAATTAAGTCAGCCATACCAAACGGTAAGTCATCAGGCATAGTAGCTTCTTCAGAGTT